AATCAACTGGCCCCAGCTCCAGCACTCGCCCAGCACGTAGGCAGGGAAAAGAGCGGCCGCCCACCAGCTGTGCGTCATCAGCCCCGCGACGGCCGCCAGCACAAGGCCGATAATCTTTGCAAAAAAACCTTTCGTTCCGCGTGCGCGGTTCAATACCGCACCAGCGACGATCGCAACTGGAATAAACAGCAGTTTCATCATCATGGCTTTGCTCCTTCGCTTTCACATTCAATACTCGTTTTATACCCGCTCGCGTCGATCGTATGGACGGCGCGGGTGATGATCCACTCACCTTCAAGATCACTCCCCATCGAATCGTCGATAATCAGCTTTCCCTCGGAGGCAAGCAGCGGATTGCCTTCACAGTTGAACGTCGGGGCAGACTTCCCGCGCCCGATGCGTCGCAACTCGGCGGCGGCCGCCTGGGCCGCTTCCTCCGGGCTGGCATAATTTCCTCGCAACTTGCGCGATGGCTCGCCATCTCCGACGGTCACCTCTTTGCGCTCGGCGGCCGACACATCGTGGTAAGTCGCCGTCACGCTCTTAAAATCTTCGCGCTCCGCCACGGTCAGCCGATAGCTATCCTCTTCGCCGGACAGCTTTGCCCAGTTCGGTTTCTCTGAAGAAACCTTCGGCTCGCCAAGCGTCAAATAAACTGGCGGAATCACCGCACCCATCGCCGTCTTGGCTTGTGAGCGGGGAACGAATAAAAGGAATCCGCCGGCGGGCTTAAACGTCGCGTCGCGGTCTTTAGCCAAGCGTTGCAGGAAGTGCGCATTACCTTCAGCCGTTTGGTCGACGTGAGCAATCACCTCGGCAGCCAGCTCCGGGGCAACACGCGGCTCCAGACCGCATTCAGTAGCGATCTGGTTTACGATCGTTTCCAAGGTTTGGAAATCCCAGCTGCGCGTCCGCTGTTCCTTCAGCGCGGCCGTAATACCGTTCACGGTGGCAGACTTCGTTTTCCCGTTTCCGCCATAAGCACTGCGGGCGCGAATTAGAATCTGGTGAGGAAGCCCGGAGCGTTCATATTCATCCGCGACAAACAGGCCCATCGGCCGCACGCCAGTATCGATGTACCCCAGTGAAACGCGCAACTCCACACCGGTCGCCGGCGGCTCAATCTTTAAGTCGCGGTTATCCAGCGTCACTTCAAATGTATCGCTCTCAAACCCGGACTCATCCGTAAGGACCAGCGAAAGAAAACGGTCTTTAATCAGATCCGTGATCCGCTTGGCGTCCGCTAAAATTTCAAAGGCAGGTTTCATCTCAACTCCAAAGCCGAATCGTCTCTTTTTCGGCAGGCTGTTTTTTCGGGGTTCCAAAGTCTGGAAGAACGATTGATACGCCGGCATCGAGCACCGGGCCGCGTTCGGCCAGTCCGGGGTTGGCGGTCAGTACCGCTTCGGTCACATCGGCCGTGCGGCCGTAATGCCGGAAGCAGATCAGGTCAACCATGTCGCCGTCTTTGGTGATGTAGGTTGCTTCAGCCATTATTCAATCCATCCTTGGATCCAAAGAACGAGAAGCCACGGCCAGTAGAAAATAACTACCGCCGCATAACAGAGTATTTCGGCGCTCCACCGCCACGGCAGCGGACACGGCTCCTGAGCCGATCGCCGGGCGATCACCAGCGCGGTCACCAGCCCGATCAGCAGATAAATTTCAATAATCAAAAGCACAATATTCATGCCGCATCCTCCCCATAAACTGAAAGGCGCAGCAGAAACGTTTGCTTGCGCGGAAGGCCGTCGACATGAATCGCGGTCTGGGTTTCCTGCAATGACTCCATGCACCACTTGCCGTGGATGTTCCCTAGGCTGTCACAAAGCAGAACCGGCTCTCCGCTAGCCATCAGAGTGCGCAGATCAGTCAGGCTGCCATATCCGCTGCGTTCCGTAATGATTGTCCCCTGCAGTTCGATGGTGTCATCGTCCGGGCCGAGGCTTTGTCGGGCAGGCAAGCGTCCGACGCGCGGCATCTTCGCCCAGCGCCAGGCGCTGGAGCGTTGCAGCTGATCGTAAGCTGTCCCGAGAACCGAAAACACGAACTGTGTTTTCCCCTGACTCAGTGCCAATAAAATTGAATCTGCCATAAGGGTTCCAATCAATCATGAAGTCTGCTGCGAGTCCGCGCCGCGTTGGCCCGCTGCCGGGCATCCAGCTGTCGGGTTACGGCCGCCGCGATCTGCTCCGGATTCTGTCCAGGCGCAGCGTTGATTGTGATGGGCGCATGAATGCTGCTCGAGCTATTCACCCGCGCCTCAGAAATCGTCTTCTCGATCGGTGTGATGTTCCCCATCGATGCCGGGGCCGCCATCGGAGCCGATGCCACAGCTGCTCCAGCCATCGCGCCGGCCATTGCGGATTTCGGGTGGAATAGCGCTCCGAGCTTGCCGAGTATTCCGCCGACCCGCTTCCACATCCCCTCAAAAAAATCAATAATCGGACGCCAGTTTTTAAGGATCATCCCCAGCGGAGAAAATCCGAATACAGTCTGAATCAGCTTCCAGACGCTAAGTAGACCCGGCTTAATGCCACCCCAAAGCTTCACAAAAAATCCGCTAATCGGCCCCCAGAATTTATAAATCAGAAACGCCGCGCCAGCGACGGCCGCAACGACGGCGATAAGCGGAAGGAATGGAGTCATCGCGGTCCAGGCCGCAGTTGCCATTGAGTAAAGCCCGCTGATACTCCAAAGGATCGCTTTTTTCATTCCTCCCAGCATCGTAGTCGCGAGCATTCGATACCCACCGATCAGCGTCAGATTATTCGTGTGCAAAAACAGTTGTCCTTGACCGTAAATAGCAAACACGCCATAGCCGACGGCCATGATCGTCGCCAGCCCGGCCATTGCCGAAACAAGCAGGGTCACGCCAAGAATAATACCGCCGACCAGCTTACCGAGAATGGGCACGCGCATCACGGCACCGGCCAGCCGCCCGAAAAAGCTGATGAGTGGAAGCACGGCGGATATCCACGGCTTCATTGCATTGCCGATGGATATCCGAACGGCGTCCATTTGCTGTGCGAACAAAACGAGTTTTGAATCAAAGTTTGCGTCCATCAGCGTGGCCATATTTTTCGTATAAGCCATTCCCTGCTCAGTAGCCGATTGAATCGCTTTGCTGTTGGCCTCAAAGGCATCAACCTGCGACCACATGTTTTGAACGACATTCAGGGCTTCCTGCGTGCCGAATGCTTCTTTAACGATATCCCCAATATTAGCATTCCAGTCTGTCCCAAACTCCGCCTTCATCGACCGCAGAAAGTCGAGCATCGGCATCATCTTCCCCTCGGCATCAATCAGATCGATCGAATACCCAAGATCGTCAAAAGCCTGCTGCGCGGTACTGGCCGTTGCGGAAAACATCTTAACGGATGTCCCGGCTAACTGACCGCTGCCCATCGTTTTCTGAAGCATACCGAGGAGCGTTATCTGTTCATACATCGGCGCATTCAGCAAAGACAGCCCGGCCCCGGCTCGCTCGATGGCGCTCTGCATTTCAGGGCCTTCTGTTTTAAATAGATTTACTGCAGCGGCAATGCCGGCAGAAAACTTCCCTCCAAAATCAAGATCGGTTGCATCTTGATAAAGCTGCTTAAAGATACCGTGGCCGGTTGCGCCAAGGCTGGTCATCTGCTTTTCGGAAGCCTTTGTTGCCTTCGCTGTCATAACCATCTGCGCGGTATATCCTGCAACATCCGTATCGCTTAGATGCGACAAACCGGACTTAATGTCGTAGGCCGCATCAGCAAATCCGGCAGCAGAAACACCGGCCCATTGCTTTTGCATTTCGATGCCCTTTTTAGTAATGACATCCATGTCGGTCATGCCAAGGCTCTTTAAGGCACCAAGAGATTTTTCCAGCGGACGGATCGCTTCGACGTTGGCGCGAACGCCGGCGCGCATCCGGGAGGCCGTCTGCTCGAGGCGGCCGGCAGCAAGGGAAAGGAACGCGGCATTCTGCATTCGCTTGTTGACGCGCTCCATCTCTTTATCAAGATCCGCCGCGCTCTTAGCTGTCGTCTTAAACGCCTGCGAAACGCGGCCGACCGACGCCTGGATGTTGCGCATCCCGCCGGTCAGCCGGTCAACCAGGTTAAACTGTATACTGACGCCAAGATCGGACATTACTTCCCGCCGTAAATTGCCTTCGCCATTTTCACCGCCGCTTCCCTCCTGGAAAGCAGCACGTCCGGATCCCAACCTTCCATCTCCTCAAACGAGGTATGGAAGATCAGGGCCGTGTCGCACATCAGCTGCTCGGCTGTGTCGGGGCCGAAGGGATAAAATTTGCTTTGGCCATCTCCTCATTAATCTTCGAGAGATCCGTCAGAGAGAGTCCGTCAAGATCGGTGGGAGTAAGACCAGCCAGATCACCAATCAATGCGAGCGAGCGGTCGAGTTCTGTTTTGCCGGCCGCATTGGAAAGCTTCAGGTCTTTGACCGTCGGTTTGCGGATCGTTAGCTCGGCAACTTCCTTGCCGTTTACGGTGATAGCGTCTTCGAGAGTTACGGTAATCGTTTTCATGGTGTCTCCATTCTGGTTTCAGGCTTTCCAATTCATTGGAAGAATTCGGCGGGCGGGGCATCACTCGACACCCGCCACCCGCCACTTGTCACTTACGACAGCTTCGTGGATGCGAACTGGGCGAGGGTGCTCGCCAGAGCGCGGGCCGTTCCGGCGTCGCCGCCTTCGAGGATCGCGCGGTGCGCAATCATCTGGTCCACGCCGCCAATGGTGTAGACGTTGTTGATCACATCGATGTAGTGCACCAGATCGCCGTCTACTTTCAGCTCGTAGAAGTTCACATCCATCGTGAACTTGGTTTCGCTTTTCTCGCCCGGCTTCATGCTGCCGAGATCCGCTTCAGAGATTTTCCCGCGCAGGGTTCCAACGATCGAACCGATGTTTCCCTGTTCGTCATCGATCACCCCGCGCATCTGCACGTTAACGGCGTGGTGCGCCATCAGGCCGCTCAGGCGCAGCAGGTTCTTATCGACTTCGGCCAGCGTGAAGCTGGCGGTGAGTTTTTCATAGCCCATCGTAAACGCGATCGGGCCGCCCATTCCGCCGCCCTGGTAATCTTCGTTTTTAGTGGTCAGTTTAGGCAGGGTCATTTCCGTAACCTTGCCCATGTAGTTGCGCCCATCGGCGAACAGGTTGATATTCTTCAGCATTCTCGGAAGCATAATTTTTCTCCTTTTCTCAATCGGCAATCACCAATCGCCAATCGGCAATTGTTAAATGATCGATGCCAGATAGTCCGTGTTCAGCTCATAGTTGAACGTGATCTTCTCGGCCAGCGGGTGGTCACAGAAGTCAAAGCTGATCGTCAGGTGACCGGCGTTCAGATCCGCTTCCGCGTTCAGCTCCGGATCTGCCCATGCAGAACCGTCCACGATAATGCTACGGGCTTTGAGCGACCGCAGATAGGCGTTGACGCCCTCGAGCACGTCCTCAACAAAACGCTTCGTGATCGGCCGGTCGACCGCCCACAAGTGCGCCGCCTGAATCGAATCGGCAATGATGTCCGCAATACGCACGCGCGTCACTTGGAACCAGTTGGTGTCCGTCGTCTGCGCCATGCGGATGCCCCACAGACGGAATCCGTCTTCGCGGATGATCGTATTCACATGGAAGCCGGCCAGAATATCCGCCTCGCAGGATGCATCGCCCAGGGCGAAATCGATTGGGCGGCTGGTGCCGGAAATATTCGGGATCACCGTATTGCTCGGCGACCAGGCAAATCCGTTCAGATTGTCCTGCCGGTTAAACAGCGCCGCGCCAACCGGAGACACCGGCATTTCATCTCCAGCGAGATTCTTCACCCACGGGTCAATGAGGAAAACCCGCTTGCTGCCGATCGCGCTCACCGCCTGGTGGGCGGTTGCCGCGTCCACATTCGGGCCGTCGATGATTGCGATCGCCCGCAGGCGTTCTGCAACGGATGCCAGCGCGGTTGCCAGCGGAGCGGCTGTCAGATCGCCGTCGACGTAGGTATAGCCGTCCGGAGCCGGAGCAATCAGCAGGCGCGGCTGCAGGCCGGTCACGGCCTTGGCATTCAGCATGGCATACACGCCGGTCCGCAGAGTCGGATCGCCAATCAGTGCGCTGGCTACCGCGCCGCCGCCCGGATCTTCCGTGCGCACAACCACCATCACAGGATTCACAATCCCATAAATCATATTGATCGCATCCAGCCCGGTACCGCCATCGGCGGCCCCGTCCGGATAAATCGCTGCGCGCAACGCGGATGGACTTCCGTAAAATACACGCGGCGTATTCAATGGCAGCAGATTGGCATCTGCATCCGGGGCCGTAATCACCAGCCCGATAACACTCGACCGCACCGTTGCAATCGGCCGCGATCCATTATTGATCAAGAGCGTTTCCACGCCTCGTACAAGGTCACTCATTTTTCATCTCCTTCGGTTGCGGCCGGTGCTTCCGGCACAGTTGTTTCTTCAGCGGCCGCCCGGCCTCTGCCTCTTCGTTTCTGTTCGGGCTGGCCTTGTGCCTGCCCTCCGTCCTCTGTCGTCAGTCCTCCGGCCTCTGACCTCTGAATCTTCCCCTGTCCAACCAGCCAGCGTGCGCCGTCCGGATCCAGATCAAGAATTTCACCGACGCTCACCGGACGGTTCCGGTGCCAGAATGCTTTTTTCACTTCATAGTTCATGGGGCCTCCTTAAAATTGATCTCCACCCGGAGCCAGTGCCGTTCCAAGCACCGTAGTCGCCTGCAGCGTCGTTGCTCCGGTTACTTCCAGCGCTCCGGTGATTTTCACCGCGCCGGTCAGATTAATAGCCGGCGCGGTCACCTCGGCAGACAGCGCAGCGGAGGCGGTCAGCGAAGCAAGCGTCGTGACCGTAACGTTCCCGCCGGCCGACACCGAGACGTTCCCTGCGCAACCGATCGACATCTCATGCGTGTCCAGATCGATCTGCACAAAGGTGCCGTCGGAATAAACCGTTTTAAAAATTCGGGGATTGGAAGAGGGATTCGGGTTGGCTGCGCTGCCGAGCGAAGCGACAATTACTCCCTGCGACGGATCTCCGTTGTGGCAGAGCACCAGCACCTGCTCGCCGACGGCCGGTGGATGCCAGTCTTTACGGTTTCCGCTGCGCGGAGAAAGCCAGTAGAGCGGAGCCGTTAGCAGTTCGCCGATCTGCACGCGCGCGCGGCCGCCGGAAACAATCTCGGCGATAACGCCAAACTGAATCAGGTTGGCAATGCGGCGCTCGGCTTCGCGCAGATCGAAATTTGATTGGGGGTCTGTCCTCATGTGTCTTGAGGATCAGCCAAAAAGGAAAAACAAACCGCCCTGAACGGGTTCAGAACTATTCAGCGGGCGGATGGTTCGGATCGCCCGGCTGCTGCTCGCCGGATCCGTCATCAAGGTAAAGATTCTCCGGAACCACATTATCCGGCCAGACAGTTCCGCCGGTGAACATCTCCGCGTCGGTGCTTTGTTCGCCGATCAGAATGTTCTGCCGCCACGCGACCGCGTTCAGCGCAATCTGCTTGCCGGTGGTTTTAGTTGAAAGAATGTTTGCCCAGGTAATCTGCTTCGGTTTGGCCACTCCGGGAATGTTCGAGACGGTATTGTGCAGCAGAACGCGTACGGCCTCCTGCATATTCCAACCTTGCACATCGCGCTGCTGGCCGCCTGTCAGGATGTAGGCCGAGAATACGGTGTCGCCCTGCAGCGTGCTGTCGCCGGTATCTACGCCGGGAAGTGCAGAAAGCACCGCGACGAAAATCGCCGGAACCTTTACACTCAGTCGCTGCAACTCATCCGCATCAAAGCGGCCGGAATGAATATCGACCGTCACGCCTTTAAACGCTTTCCCAAAAATATCCACCCAGCGGTCCAGCGTCTGCGCCGTCTTCATTTTTTCCAAGGCCATAGGATTCTCCGTTATGCAGCTGAAAGCTGCTGGCTCCACCACTCATCCAGTAAACCATTAATCTGCTGTTCGTCTTCGGCACTCAGCCCAAGGTAAGTTCGCGCAGGAATTTTACGTTTCTCCATATCACCGAACTGATGCGTTGCCGCATAAATTAAATTCGAGCCAACCTCGAGTGTCGCTGCGCCCGTCACCAGATGAACCAGCGAATCGCGCAGATCGCCCTCTAACTCCAGAATCCCTCCGCCCTTTTTCTTGTGCTTAGCATAGTTGGGGCTCAGCGCCGGCCAAGCCGTTCCATCCGGAGCGGTCTTTGTTTGAGTAATCCGCGTCTCCGTCTGGCTCACCACCAGCCCGCCGATCGCATCCAGTAGTGGATTAAAATCCGGATTCAGCAGCCGGGTCACCAGCTGCTCGACCCGGTCAAGCCCCACAGGATTTAAACTGACTGACGTTCCGGCCATTTAATCGTCCCGATAATTACTCCAAACGAAAACGCTACGGTGTGAACCGGCCACGCAATATGTACGGGCGGTATATATGCCGCCCAAAAGGCATCCAAGGCGACCAGTACCGGAGCCAGCACGATCAGAGGAATTGAACCAACCCCGCAAAGCCTCCATCTGGAAAATGGCTCATCGGCCGTAAAGAACCCCAGCATTCCAAACAGTATGCCGCTGGATCCAACCAGCGTTGCATTGTGCGGCATCAAAAATGCGGCGAACAGGGCGGTGGAGATCCAGCCGGATAAAAAACCGAATAACAGGACGGCTCCAGAACGTTCCCGCCGGAGCCCAAAAAATAAACATACAAAAGCCAGGGCATTCGTCGCCGCGTGCAGAAGGTTTCCATGTACAAACATGCAGCTCAGCGTGTGGACGGCCTTTGCGGACGATCCGGAACGACCGCTCAACATCATCAGCTCGCGCAATGGGAAAACCTGCTGCAATCCGAATAGCGCCATAACAACCGTCGCGCAGATCCAGCCTGCCCGTGTGTATTTTACACCTTGCGTCATGCTCTACCGCCTCGCCTTATCAATGCGGCCGCCGAGGCTTTCAATCCCGGTTTTCAAATCGAGATACTGCATTAGCATGGGCAGGCCTTGCGGCTGACCCGCTTGCGAGCGCAGCCACATCATCACCATCGCGTCAGTACCGGAAGAAAGCGCTGTGGTGGTTTTTCCCACAAGACCATTGGTTTCCAACCATTGGAAAAGCTCGACCTCGAGCGCTTTTAGTTCAGGACTCTTTAAACGGTCTATAAACACCTCTTTCGTCACGAAGTCAGAGACCTGTGCAACGTTGGTGTGGATGATCGTTTCCGTCCACGAGTTGGTGGAAACAATACTCTGCAAAACAGGAATCCCAGTTTCATCGAGAATCGGCTCGCGGGTTGCTTCATCGCAGACCTCCACATCGTTCGTGCTGATCTCTTCGTGCGGGATCTCCGTTTTCAGGTTGCGGCCATAACCGATATCGATCACGTCCCAGTTCGGGTATTCGGTCACTGTCTTTCCGCCGATGTAGCTATCGGTGTACTTAATCAGCTCAGAGTCCGTGCGTAGAATCGACCCATCAATCTTGCTGTAAACAATCGCTTCACCGAAGGCCATCGCGGCCATCGCTAACATTAGAATAAAAACACTTTTTTCATATTTCATAATTCATCCCTCATTTTTCAGTTCAAAAGTTCCCATCCAGTTTCTACAGACCGGCAGATATAAAATGTTCCAGAGGCTGACCGGTAAAAACCTCCCGCCACGGGTGCAGGTGTGCTGCTCAGCGGCTGCAGCGTCAGCATACGGCTTTCGATACCATCCGAACTGACGCGTACGGAAAGGCCTGTCTGTCCCTGCGGCCGCAGATCGATGCGCGGCTTTCCATGATCATTCCAGATCCGCAGTACGCGCAGGGTTTCGTTGGTAATGACGTTGGTCGCCAGCAGATCTGCGCTGTACGAAAAAAGCTGCACGATGCTGTTATCCACTCCGGCGGGATAAACCCGCATGATCGATCCATGCATTTCGCCGCCCTTACGGGAAAGCGAATCCTGATTCACAACCTCGCCTCGCGCCTTGGCACCCGCAAATAAAGCGAGAACCAGCAAAACAAGACACAGCAGCCATCGAAGTGGATTTTTTGTCAGGGTCATTGCGCACCTCACGGCTGCATCGCCTGCAGTACGGCTGCACGCAGTGCATCCGCCAGCACCCCTTTAACCGGTAGCGGGCCGAACGCTTCGGCGGCCGCACGCGTCTGTTCGGCGAACTCCGGCCCGAGGATCGCGCTGAGCTGTTCATGCGTAAGAATCAATTGCACATCCATGATCGCCGCCCGGCGCGGCCGCGCATCGAGCGCCCCGGCCATCAGCATCGGCTCTCCGGCCGGGATGGTGTACTCAAACGGTGCCGTCCAGAACGCGGCGTTGGTGACGGCCGTTGCAACCGTCACCTGCTGCTGCACCGTATTGGTGACAACCTCATCCGGATTCATGCCATAGTAAAGGTTCGTGCGGATATCGACCGCCGTCTCCCATTCCCGAGTGATGTTTGTCACCACGGTCTCCGGGTGAAACTCCAGTGCTCTGAATTCAATCCGGTCAGGATTCGCTACCACACCGATGGTCAATTCCACGCGCTCTTGAGCGAATGTCGCTGCAGACAGAAGCGCAACCAGTAAAATACTTTTTTCATATTTCATAATTCATCCCTCATCTTTCTGGGCTACGGCCCGACAAACTCCAGCCCGTTCGTGGTGCACTGAATGCTCCAGCCATTGGTAAAAACCACGAGACTTGCCCCTGTAATCGGCGCGGAATTCATCACCAGTTCATCCGCCTTCACCCGCATTTCACTTGCGCCATCTGGCTGCATCACCCGCACAAAACCGCTCAATGCCGCTGGGACAGAAAACTGCATTACATAGTTCGTTCCAACCATCGCTGGGTAGCTGTTGGTTAAGTAATCCGTCACCCGCGTCCACGCCCCGGCTCGCAAGTCGGTGGCATATTCCGCGAAGGGGGCGGAATGCACCCCGTTGGTAATCACATTCAGGGTAATCACGTCGTTGCTGCCCGAATGCACAATCACAAAATTCTTCTCAACCGCAACCCCAGTCGCCTCGGGCTTAATCTCTAAGAGAGGGTAATCATTCACCGCAAAGGTCATCACATCATCGACACCCGAGAGGGTGCCGTTGCCCGCAACCTCACCCGCCGAAAGAATCCAGCGGTTGCCCGCCCAGATCTGATTCCAGTTGCGATTGAGCCGTAGCTGTGTGCCGTAAACCACCTTAAGCGTATCCGATCCGTAGGCAGCCAACCGGGCATCACCATACTCCCGCGTAGATGCGGCCTGTGCGTCCACATACCACTTAGGCGTGACCGACTCCGGATCCGCAGGCTCTTCAATCACCCGCAGCCCGGATACCGTCTTTGGATCTTCCGCCTCGGCGGCGTTGGAATAGCCGGTGATCTGCACAGCATGAACGGTCAGTCCGGCCGTCTGTCCCGGAAGCGTGCTTCCGCAGGTAATACGCAGAACACCATTCGATCCCTGATAAGGTGCGGCCAGTTGATTGGTTCCTGCGAAAATTGCGGCCGAATATCCCGTCGCGCCGCCGGCCGAAGAGGCGGTCACATCATACCGGGCGACGCCGCCGGTCTGCACCGGGCTTTCCAACGTTTCACCGGCGGTCAGAAAAATCGTATTGTCCGGCATCAGATCGCCGGTGGTAACCCAGCCCGTCCATACCGCATCATTAGTGCGCGTCACGGCGCTGTTCAGCCGAACGGCATCCATATAAGTCAGGCCGATTTCATTCCAGCTGCTGATCGGCCGATCCAGCGTGATGCTGTCTAGCGGTTGCGTTCCTTCAATCACCGCATCGATCACCGGCCCGGCCACCGGATCGGTTTCACCCGGCCAAGTCATCACTCCGGCCTGCGCGGCCGCAACCAGCAAAACGCAAATCAAAATACCTTTTTCATATCTCATAGTTCATCTTTCATAGTTCAGCCGCGTTGCGGCCATTACCATTCAAGAGCCGCGACGCTATTCGTCCCGGAATCACTCACAACCCAAATGGCTCCTTGTGGTGCGCCCCGATCGCTTTCCTGCCAGATCGACTTTTTCCCCTCGAGCTGGATGCCGGAGCCGGTCACGGCTGCACTGTTAAGATTCACCCGGATGGACCCCTCGCTGTTGAGCATCAGCACAAACCCGAGGCGCGGTCCTTTTTCCACATAGCGCAGAATCACCGTCCCGTTGGTTTCCGTTCCGGATACAGACAGGGTGGGCGCGTTGGTTCCCAGCGTCCCGGCATTTTCGGCCATATACTGCTCAGTGCCCCAGCGGATGATCTCTCCCTGGGCTGCGGTATTGGTTGCGGACCAGACCGTTCCGTAGCCTCGCCCAAGATTTCTCTCCGGGAGAATCTTAATCGCGTTGGTTGTAACAGCCATCTCTACCGGCGGAGCTCCGAAGGCCACCATTGCCGCCATTAACATCAACCCAATCAGTCCAATCTTTTTCATCGTTTTCTCCTTGGTTCTACATATTCCAGTTTTTGAAGTCCGTTCGCCCCTCTTCAACATACCCGTCCCCTCCGGAGGCCGACGGCTTCTGCGCCTCCGGGATTCCCAGATCGGCCTTGCCGTCGCCCACACGCTTCAGCAGCACCACGGCATTATCTCGGCGCTCTTTAATAAAGTCAGAGATCGTCGTCTCATTGCAGAGCAGATAGGCGGCGATATCGCACACGGCGTTTTTCAGCATTGCCGGGATCGTCGACAGCGGCATGGCGTAGCGGGAATTTAGCAGCACGTCAGCCTCGGCCGAGGCATCGGCCAGGGCCGCACCGATTCGCACCGCGTCCGGGGCGTCATTCATCCCGTCGTCGTCGGTGTCCAGCCCGGCAATCACCAGCAACCGGGCAAGAGTCAGCCGGCTTTCGAGATCCGCTAAAGTTGCATACGCCATTTTCTACCCCTCAAAGCCTTTTTCTCATTTATGAGAACCGTTTTCCCGTCTTCCGGCAGGCCGTCCGCTCAAACCCTGTTTAAAACCGCTAGAACCCTGTTTAAATCTTCGACCTCCCCGGTCAGTCGCGTATCCGGTCGAATGCCCTCCCGTGCGCCACAGCGCCGATTTAAACCGCCTCAAATTTTCCAAGGACTGGATCACCCAGACGTTCCGGTTTCCAACCCTTGGAAAATCCCCGATCACGTCATGCCCGATCGGGGATTTGGCTGTATCGATCGGGGCCTAAGCCTCCACCGCTTCCACGATCAGCATCGGCTCATCCGTCAGCTGCTCAATCTGCGCGGGAGAGAAGCTGTCCTGGGCAACCGTGATCGGCTCCTTAGTCCACTTCTTTCCGCAGCGGAAAAAGCTATCCTTGCGGCAGATCACTTTTAGCCCGGCAACCGCCTTCTTGGCAGCATCCTTCTCGGCCTGCTCAGCAGCAGCCTTTTCCGCAGCGGCTTTTTCGTCGGCTTTCTGTTTTTCTGTTTTCGCCATCTTAAATTCTCCTTAACTGATAAATGTTAACTGAGAACCGATATCGGGGCGCTCACGCGCCCCGACTCGATTACGCCGCGCCAGTGGATCCGTAGATCAGCTGCCAGAATCCGTAGCCCGCGTTGCCGCGTGCTTCGATGCTGAACTTGTAGACGGCTTGGTTGAACACGTCGTCGCTGTCCGGGTTGGTCTGGCTGACCATCTTCGGCGCTTTGCGCTCCTGGAAGATGAACGGCATCAGCGCCTTGGTGCCATCGATCAGGAACCACGCGGTCGCGCTGGTGAGCTGCGGCCACACAACGACTTCGAACATTCCCTTGTAGGGGTTCGGCTTGCCGTCTTCGAGGCGGTCGCTGGTCATCAGCACGTTGGCGGTTTCGCGCAGGGCGGGCGGAACAACCAGAATGTTGGGCTGCACGTTGAGCGGGCGTCCCTGTTCGTTCTTCTGGCTGGTCATGGCGGTGATCCCGACCCCTAGGCTTCCCTGGGCGAGCGCAAGCGTGGCGCAGCTGAGAGCCTTGGTGCCCTTATTGCTGGCGGTGGTGTCGCCGACCGGGTGGTCGGTGTCGACCATATACTGGCCGTCGTAGCACTCTTTGGTGAACACACCGTTGAACAGGTCCGCAACCATTTCATCGGGCCACATGGCGGCAGCCTGGCCTTCGCCGCGAGCCATCGCCGCGTAGATGCCGGTGTTGTCGTCTTCCAGATCGTCGCGTTTCACGCCGATCGTGGATTCATAGGGCTCGTTGAGGATGGTGTATTTCCCGGCAGACATGTTTTTGACCACCTTGTCGCCGATCCATTTGCGCATCGACGGCCAGCCGTCCTTGATCCAGCTGTAGTCGTTTTGCGAGCCGGTCGACGGGATCCGCGTGGCAAACTTCATCCACATCGGTTTCGCTTCGTCCAGCGCCTTGTTAAAAGTCGTCAGAATGTTCTTCATCAGACCCGCGAGATTCTCTCTGTTAATAAGCATTTGCTTGCTCCTCTTCCAGTTGCTCCAGCCCCGGACGGCCTCCCTCGGCCGCCCAGAAACCAGAAATCAATTAAGCGATCGCCCGCAGAACGCTGTAGGCCACTTTTGTGGTTCCATCCGTTCCGTTGGCCGACAGCGTGAGATCAATCTGGTCATTGCCGGCATCATTGGCTGCCATTACCAGAACTTCCGCACCGGCGCGTGCAACCAGTGTTGCAACGCCGACGTCCGTTGCTTCCAGCCCGACGACAGCGATGCTGTCGGTCGCGGCTGCTCCGCCTGCCCAGGCATGAATACCAGAGGCAATCACCTTGTGCGTGCTTCCAGTGAGGCCGAGCGCTGCGTTCAGTTCCGCCGCGTTGCGGCTGGCCGGCAGCGAGGGCAGAACCCACACGCCATCCGCGCCGAACTCAACACAGATCCCTGCAGAAGAGCGTGCGCCGCCGTTGTCGGTCTTCGAGACCGTTTCGTCGTCTTCAATGAAGACCTCTTTGCCGACACAGCTCTGATCAACTGCATCCGCGCCGCTATTGGCCCACAGGAATGCTTTGTTGAACTCGGCCTGGCCGACCAATGCGCCATTCGCTCCGGCGGAGTTATCGACCGTTTCGCTCCAGCGACCAATCGCCTTGAGGTTCAGCGCCTCGCTGCCCTCGGCCCCATAGCCAAGCGCGTTAATGATCGCCATCTTGCCGGCTTCGACTTTCGTCGCGGCCGCAATGCCCACCGCGATGATCATCGCGGCCCGGCTGTTTGTATTTCTTTCTGCCATGATTCGTTCTCCTTACTTCAAGTTTCTAGTTTCAAGTTTCTAGTTTCAAGTTTCGAGTTTCAGGCCGCAGGCCTTACGCCCCGTACTTCTTGAGATCCGCTTCGCTATTGCCGAAGACCTTGCCGAGTTCCGTCTCCGCCGCATTGAGCGCCGTAGTTGATCCGGGCGGATTCCCGCCTTCCGGAAGCTGGTCTTTCGTCAAGACCGGCATCGCTTCCATCACCCCGTTAAAGTGATTGAGCGCGGCGTCGTCGGTAATTGCCGGTTCCCACTTGGCGCGGGCGGCAGGCGTCAGTTTGCCGGCAGCAGAAGCCGCATTCAGCGCAGTCGTCACCTTTTCCTTAAAGGCAGCGCCTTTGAGGGTTTTCAGTTCGGTCTGCGCGGTGTTCAGTGCCGTGGTGGCATCGAGCAGCTGCTGTTTCGGAACCACTTCTCCCTGCGCATTCAGGGCCGTTTGTGCTGTCTTCAGTACCTGAACTGCGTTCAGGGCCTGATCTTGCGTGGCATCTTCTTTAAGACCCAGCGCGGTCAGTAATGCTTTAAGCATTCCATCCTCCTTGGTAGCCCCGGCACCGGCCGGGAGTTGCGTGTTCAGAGCCTGCACCTGCAGGTTCTGGTTATTCGTCAGCCCGGCACCCTTGATCACAAGGATTTCGAGCGTTTCAAAGTCGTAGTCGAAAACCACCGAGGCGTAGCGGTAGTGCTTGTTGTTGACGGCATCAATGCCAAGATTATTCAACTCGTTCACGCCGTTGATCCCGCCGTCCGCACTCATCGCAAACGACTGGAACCATCCGAACGCAGGAGCGTCGGGTGAGTAGAACATTTTATGGCCTTCGTCTAGCGGAGCGCCGTTTGTTTCAATATAGGCATTGGATGCCGTAATAACGGCGTCCGGATTACTCAGCTTCCAGTAGCGGCCGTCACGACCCGGAACAGTTCCATCCTCCAGCGGTTTCGGGAGCAGGTTAATTGTACGGGTTGCGCCGTCTCCGGCGGCATTCAGCGCCATCACACATAGCGCGCTTTTAATCTTCTGTTTCTTGGGCATTGTCCCTCCTGTTCGATGTGCATGAATCTATCTGCACAGAACAGAACCAAGCACCCTGAACAGGTTCAGAAGAGTTGACTTCTCGGGGGAGGCGGGTGTAGCTTTTAACCATCTGAGGCGCGTGACACGGTGCAAATCTCTCCGCCGTAGCACGTCCGGTTCGCCGGGCGGAGCGCTATGCAGGGTTCCGGGAGGCCCTGCCGCGTCTCAGTCATTCTTTTCAGGGCGCACTTCCCGTGCGCCTTCTTTTTTCAGCTCGCGCGCAATCTGCGACTCCGGAGCATGGTGGAAACTGGTTAGATAGTTTTCATTCCGGTTATCCGTCGACTTAACAACCGCCTCATACAACCGGCCGTCACGCCGGAAGAAGATCAGCCGCTGCTCGCCAATCTGAATGATCCGCCCGTCGCGGATGATATCCGGGAGCAGGCAGTATTCATCATCCGTCATTTCGTCATGACGTTTATTCTGCTTTACCATCGTCGCTCCGGAGAGATAGACGGTCCGCTGCAGAGCGCCGGTCAGTGCCCGCGTCTCTTCATCCATCACGGCCACCGGAACATTTCCTTGCGGGTTCTGCCGCCAAAGTCCAAAGATCTCCGGTTGCATCCAGGCGCGCTGGACCGCATCGGCCGCCGTCGGCGAAACGCTGTTTAACTGCTCCTTAAACCGGTCGAGCTGTTTTTCCTGCCGAACCTGACCGGGATTGAAATTAAAGCCTGGCGTAATGCCTTTTGGGATCTGCTCGGTTGCGCCGGTGCGCGGGTTCGTCCATTCCTGCATTTCATCTGCAGGGGCCTCCTCCGGTCCGCCGGTCGAGTCAACCTGTTCTTTAGTCAGCTGTTGCACCCAGCACTTGCATCCCCAGCCGTTCGGCGGCATGTGGGTTTCCCACCACGGATCGTCCGCCAGTAGCTCAAGGCCTTCCCATGCGACGTGTTCCGGCCGGTGCTTCTCGGCCGGGCCGAGAGAATAGCGCAGATAGGGCAACAGCTTTTTCGTGCGCTGTATCCGCTCCCACTTTCCGGCAGATCGTGCCGAACGCATGTTCGTCTGATAAATCACTTTCAGGCGTCGCGGGGATCCAAGCTGCGCATTTTTCAGCTCACCGGTCGTGGGATCTGGCAATTCCTTCTTTCCCCACCAGCCAAGGCGCTCCAGTTCCGGCTGAAGATCCTTTTTAAAATCCTGAAAGGTGCGCCCTTCGGCCAACGCCTGGGCAACCGCGCCGCGCAGCGTCTCCAGCACATCCACCGTCATGACCTTCGCGGCCGTGAAGGCGAAAGCGTGCTCCTGTTCCCATACGTCTTGAAAGTCGAACCCGACTTTCCAACCCTTGGAACGGAAAAAATCAATCGCCTCTTTCGGCGGCGGACCGGCGCTGTATTTTTTTTGCGGCATCTCTTTTTGCGACCTTTTGTGCTTTTTGTGGCTAAACCTCTTCTGCATCCCCGGAGGCTCTAGATTTAAACATCGCCGCCGCCAGACTCTTCGTCAGGTCGGTCAGATCTGCCGCATCGACGATCTCAGGGAGGCGGCGGTTAAACTCTTCAGCGGTTTCGCATTCATCGGCCAGCTGCTGCAAGGCATTGAGCACCGGCTGCAGCGTGGGTTCCCAGCCATCCAGAGCGATCTGCTCCAGCTCATCCACAACATCTTCAGGCGCGGCCTGGGCGTTCAGCGCCGTCCTTTTCAAGTTTCTCCGCGCGTTCAGCGCCGGAGCCGACGGACCGGACGACGATGCTTTCGGAGACACCAACACCTCGGCATCATCACCCGGATCCGCCAGCCCCAGCTTATCTCTCATTTCAGATTGGCTCACCCGCAGCCCGCGATCCACCAGCGCGACGACGCTGTCGGATAGCGCCTTCACATCTTCCGGATCTTTAATGATCCATTTAATGGCCGGATAATTGGCCTGTGGTCCATGGTTTAAATCAATGTACGGCTTCACGAGATAACGGTTGTAGGTCGCGGCCAGTTTCTTAGCATCTTTCTTCAGGATATCGCGGCGCACGTCCGACTGACCGTCCTGTCCGCCCAGGCTTCCCGGCGTTCCTTCCGAGCTGGCCGTCTGGCCGAGCACGGCCTTACTCATCTGCTTATCCAGCCACTCGGCCGTCCCCTTATAGAGAAGCAACCCGGCATTCTGGTTGCCGGCATCCGTAAATTCGATTTTCATGCTGTCAGGAATAATCGCCGCCGCATCCGCGCCGATATTGACAACGGCCCGTTTCAGGATGGCTTTATCCTGCGGCGTGGCGTTCGGTCCGTAACGGCCGACGCGCAGCGGCATCCCGTAGGTCTCGATGAAGCGCATCCAATCCTTGATCGCGTAGTTCTTGCACATAAACGCCACAGCTGCCAGGCGCGCCAGCCCGCTCGATACTGGGAAGCCGGTCTTCAGTCGCGGGTAATGCACGATCCACTTGAACGGATCCAGCGCAAGGCCTTCCTTGATCTCCTTGTCCTTAAACCGTAGCTCCAGTGTTTTTTTGTCAAACTGGAACCAGCGCTGGTCCACAAAGCGGTAGTCGCGCGGCATCCACTGTTTCTCGCTGGTGTCCCATAGAATCTCGCTCACCGAAAATCCCTTGTGCAGCGCATCGAGCGCATCATCCGTCAGGTTGTCGAATTCCGGCCGGCGCAGCAGCTCGCGGATTTCATCCGCCATGTCGATATCGGCTTGATCGTCACTGGCCGCCTCAACGACCGGCTCCAAACCGGACAGCGCATTTTTGCGCGTCCCGATCACCGACGCATAGTGCGGTTCGCGCTCTTCGATCTCATCGGCCAGCGTAATAAAATTGGTGGTCTCGCCTTCGCGCAGTTCCGTCAGAATCGTTGCCAGCTTGCTCGGGGTCAGGCTGGTCGCCTGACTGTCATGCCAGATATCGCGCACGCCGCTTATCGGACTGGCGATTTCCTGCTCCAGCGTTTTCATTTCAATCGGGCGGCCAAGGTGGTCAAAAAGGGTAGTGCTCATAATTCAAAGTTCTCCTGTCGGGTGTCATCGTCGGAAAAGTCCGGTTGCATCTGGAACCCACGGCTGCGCCGCTCCTGCGCCGCCTCGTAGGCATAGACGACGCACTCATTGATTGCGGCCAGTAGCGCAAGGAAGATGGCCCACGCTTCGTCGGCGTGGCCGGCCGCGTCGCTGGTGGCCATAAAGCGAGGCTGATTGTTCGGCCCCGGAACACTCTGCAGCTTATGCAGCGAGTCGCGCAGAGCAGGATCGATCGGAATGCGAAGCTTGCGATCCTGAAACGCCTGCTTGCCGGTATTGGCCATCAGCAGGTGGCTTCCCGTATTGAAGATCACGCCTTCAATGCGCGTCTCCCCATAGCGCCGCTTGGCATCTTCAACCGGCTTCTCGCCCATTCCGGTCTGGTCCATACAGCCACGCACAATCCGGTACTGCCTGAAAACACGTTCCATCTCCGCATCGTGCTCGCGGAATTTTTTCTTTTTCAGCCGGACAAGTTCGCGGCACCACAGCACATCTCCGACTTCTTCAAAGATCGGAAGCACCCACAAGTCATGCCGCAGGCCGATATCGTTGCCGAAGTAACACGGCCCGCCTTTGTAGAGTTCTGGCTTTCCGGCGTCCTCGTGCTCACAGGATGCGATTAGTTCATAGGTCAACCAGGCGGTAGCCCCGTCGACCGGCTCGCACATGTATTCCTGCATCCACGTCGCGTCATCACCGCAGGCGTCGCGTTCTTCATCCAGCCACGCGAGACGCTCAGCCGCCGTTAATTCGCGGCCGAGAATCTTATCGGCCAGCCCCTGAGCAACCGCATCTTCGATCGTCGTCGTATGCAGACTCCAGGCGTTGGCCTTCTCGCCGACGACTTTGCGCCAGCGGCCATCGAGTAGCTCCTTGCCTTTCTTCGCGTCGGCCACCATGCGGGCATAGCGGTTTCCCTTGCCGTTATAGGTGGAGATCACGCGGACCGGAAAGCCCCAGGTGACAATCGGCTTGGCCGCTTTCCACATCGCATCCTGCTGCTCGTGGAACGCAAACTCATCGAGCACCAGCTTGCCGCCTTTGGAGCGGAAGGCCTTCGGGTTGCTGGTCAGAGCAACGATGCGCTTGCCGGTTGAGAACTTAACCGACAGCGCCTTGATATCGTTTTTGCTGTCGATCAGCACTTCGCCAAGGAAGTCGGCGGCTTCGCCAAGCAGCTCTGCCCAGAACTGAACATAAAGAATGTATTCCGTAGCGGCCGACGCATCGGCCGAGCTGAAGAATACATCCATCGGCTTTTCTTCCCGGCTCGCATCAAACACATCTTCCAAGGCCTGGACAAACGACATGCCGCCGCGCCGGGTCTTTTCCCAGATCTTAAAGCGGCTGTCGTCTTCGAGCCAGCGCGCCTGATAGGGCATCAGGTAGTTGGACAGATCGACTTTGGTGTCAAAGCATCTCATTTTCCGATTCCAAGAATATCCCGTTTGATCTGCGCGATCGCATCTGTACTCAGGCCAGCCTTTTTTGTGGTCTTTTCAACCGACTCCGCCACGGCCTTTGTCTTAGTTCGGACATCGCTCATCCATTTTTTCTGACTGACGGAGGCGCGGTTCAAATCCGCCAGCGCAGCGATCAGCTGGTGCGGCTTCACAGCCTGCAGTCGCGTAAAATCATAATCCTGCATCGCCTCAAATAGATGCATCTGCATCATGCGGGTCGTCGCATCGCCGATCGCGTTGGCGTCGTCTCCGACCTCTTCGCTCAGCAGCACGGCCATATCGGTTGCACGGCGCAGCTTCTCGACATGGTTTTTAAACTCCTTACCGAAACGCCCGAGGGCGCTGCGCGAGATCTCCAGCCCGCGTTCGGCTAGCGCAGCCGTCAGACCGTCATAGTCCGCAAAGTTCCGCTCGAGCAGCTGTTTCTCAAGCCATTCGCGGTCGGGTTTCGGAAGCGTCTTTACAGTCGACGGTTTTGACATGGGGTTCTCCCTCCAATCGGCAATCAAAAATCGCCAATCGGAAATTAAATAAGGCCGCTCTCGTCGAGCACATCCACGCCCAGCGCGGTGATCAGATAAATATCGACAGATTGGGTGTGCGCTTTTTTGTCGCGGCAGATCAGTCCGTGCGCTTCGAGGTAGCGCATCTGCTGCGCCAGTTCCTCTTGTTCCAAGGTTTGGAATCCGGCCAGCTTTACGCCGACGTGAATCGGCCCCAGCCGCAGCCCGGTGGCTCTCGCAGCATTCAGCTGCATCAGGATCGCGTTTCGCAATAGTTCTTTTGATTCTTCAGTTAGTGGCATGCTGTCTCCCTGTGTTCAGTTCCGTTGTAAAAGTGTGTCGATCTTTCGATCCATCTCGACCTGTCGCTGGTTGAATAATTCAGATTTTGCGCTTTGCGCAGCGCTCTGTTCGCCGAGCGAGCGCAGTTTCCCTTCCATATCTGCACGCAGGTTCTCTAGGTGTTCGTGCAGCCGCGCGCGGCTTTTCTGGCTGGCCGCTTCGCGTGTTTCGGCAACGGCCGTTATCGAGCGGACCTGCGCGTCACACGATTCTTTGCAGGATTTCATATCCAGTTTTGTAGAGAACTCCGCCTCGATCGCAGGAGATCTCCGAAAGCTCTGTACGATTTTTATCACCAGCAGAATGGCCCCGAGAACCCACACCGCAATCTGCACAAACTGCCCCAGCACTTCCGAATTTTCTAAGCTCACCGGTTAACCCTTCATCCGTTTGAATTTTTCAAAAGACCGCCCGGCAATGTAGATGCCCAGCAGCGAGAAATAACCCATCATCATGGCGTTATTAAAAAAGCGTTCCTTTCCGAACATGTGCCACACCTGATCGGCAATCAGCATTAGGGTCATGACGTAGGCTGCAAACGGCCGGACGCGCTTGGTGAATAAATCATCTTCGCCGGTTTGTGCCTCATGGATCCGCGCAAGTGCGGTCTGGGAATCGGCCTCGGCCTTGGCTTCAGCAGCCAACCGCTTCTGTGTTTCCGCCTGCACCTGCCACTCCAGCTTTTCGATTTCCAGTGCCGCCCGTTCGTTGGCCAATTCGGCCAGCACTTGCGTGTTGGCCAGATTGGCCTTTTCTTCGGGGGTAAAGCGTTCGTCATCGATCAGTTTCGTGACCGGCTCAAACGCCCGAGAAAATAGTCCAACGATTGCAGTAATGGCTGTTACGCTCATCAGGCAGTCGCCTTTCTGCGCAGCTCGGGGTGGGCGAGGTAAAACCTGCGCACGCCGCGCAAATATCCCGGCATTTTTCGGTCATGAGTTCGTCCGTGCCGTGGGTAATAGCGCAATCCGTTTTTCCTTAATTTTTTAAAAGGCCACATGGTGTCTCCTGTAGGGGCGGCCCCTGTGGCCGCCCTCGGCTGTCAGAGTTTATTCCTTCGTCCGGAACGCCTTCACCACGTTGACGATCTCAACTACTTCGATGGAGAGATTTACGGCTACAGCAAAGAGCTTCTCGACGCGCTCTTCGATCTGATCGTTCGGAAGGTCAAACTTGCCGGCGAAGTGCGCAATGATTTCTTCGCGCTCGGCGGCATCGAGATCCTGCAGCTCGCCCGGAAGATCCGGAGCCGCCCTGATCGCGGCGATCGCGCCGGGAATATGTTTGCTCAGCGAAAGACCTTCGCTGAGAGAAAGTTTCTTGTCGTCGAGTGCGGCGGCAATATCTGCGCCGATATCGAGAACGGTATCCATCACAACGATGATGCTCTTAATGCCCTTCGGGTCTGTGCTCATACGGGTGTCTCCTTTTTTTATTTCTCTCAAGAATGGACGGCTCTTCGAGCCGTCCCCTGTCTGAGACACCATCAAACCACCCTTTGAAAAGCCTTTGCGCCCTGAACGGGTTCAGAAACAAAAAGCCCCCGGAGGTTTCCCTCCGGAGACTGTCTGTTTTTGCATTACGCCGCGCCGCGCAAGCGAATCAATCCCATCGTTCAGTCCATTTTAGTCTGTTCACTGACCGCGCGATCGCACAGTTTGCGCCACTCGCGGGCGCATTCACGCGGATCATCAAAATCCTGCCAGGTTTCCCAATGCTCAGGCCCGCTGATTAAATGCCGCTTAATGGCATGTTCAGAAAATCGGTAGCGGTAGCCGTCCACCGTGCGATCAACCCAAAACGAGTATTTTTCTTTATCAAATTTCATTTTTTCGCTTTTCGCTTTGTTGAGACGCGTGGTTTTTTCTCAACGGCATCCGGCTCGTACTGCGCCAGCACTTTTTCATAAGCCACACGCGCCCGCTCGACGATCGCGTCCGGGATTCCTTTGAGCAGCCACGGCAGATCCCTGTTAAAAAGCTTCTTCTGCCGCCAATAAGTTGTGGCCTGATCGAAGTTGTCGCGCTCCTCCTGCTTGCGCTCAGACAACGCTTCAGCATTCTCCCGGTAATATTCCCGGTGATAGTCGGTTCGTTTTTTCATAGGAATCACCACTTGATCAGATCGCCTTCAAAAGGAAGGCCGTGTGTTTTAGCGGACCAATCGCGCATTTCGCTCCAGTCTTTAAAGCCGTCTTCGCGGGCAAAACAGTCAAGATCCTGCGGCTTATTTTCGATGCACTCGCCGATATCCTCTCCATAGTTGATGATGAGACCTTTGCTTCCGATCAGGATAGGGCTGACTTCAACGATCTCTGCCTCACCAAGCTTCCTACAGGATTTTGTGCGCGCTCCCGTGTAGAGGTAGGCGATCTGTCCTGGCTTCGGTCTGGTTTTCCGCTTAGCGCGGATGGTCTGTCGCTTCTTGCCCATCTCAACATCGGCTGAAAACTGTTTCTGAAAATTAAACAGCGGCATGTTGTCCTCCCACCAGCTGGTGCCGCACGCGGCGCTCCTGAATGGCGCGGCGGAGCATCTTGCGCCCCTGACTATAGATGCGGCCGTTAGCCTTGTTGAATTCTTCCGGATCGGCGCGTTCAGTCAGCACATAGCCTTCGTTCGTTCCGAGGATGTGGCCTTCGCTGGCGGCGGCGATCGCCCGGCAGGTCCGTTCGTCCCAGCCGAATCGCTCCAGAAACTCTCCAGCATGAATCACTCTCCGGTCGCGCAACAGCGCCTTCATTTCGACCGCGCGGATTTCGAGGCTGTTGCCTGACTCCTGCGGCCTGTCCCCTGACACCTGTTGCTTAAATCCCCAGTCGAATAGTTCACTGTTGCTCATACCTTCCTCCCCCGTTCGCGCATCAGTTCGTTGTAACGAATTTTTGCCCGGCGAGTGTTCTCGCGGGAAATCATGATGTAGATGGCTCGCCAAGTGACATCAAAGGCGGAGGCCAACTTCTCAACCGGCTCACCGGCCTTGTGCCGCGTGAAGACTTCGATCTGCCGCTGTACGGCTTTGTACTGGTGCGCGCGCGGCATGATGATCGTGTCGCCGCCGTACACGTCAGAAAGCCTCTGCGCGGCGTCCAGGCCAACCGTGCGGACCAGGCGATGGTTTCTCGGCAGCTTTTCTGGAATGTACAGATTCAGCCCGCCCCAGCGCTCAACCATTTTCAGAGTTAATTCGAGACCGATCATCCGCTCGATCTCCTGCAGTACCGGTGGAAGATCATCATGCCCGGCGACTCCGGCCTGCGGCTTTTTGATCTCAACCTCTTCCATGAATCCAAACGAATCAGACATGCGCCGGCTCCCTTCTTCCACCATGTTTCATTTGCCGTTTTGTCAGCGCCGCGATCAGCCCGCGCAGTTCGCCGGGCTTGAGCTGCTCGGTGCGTTTCTGGCCGTACATCCGTGTGGCCATTCCGTCGGCATATTCCCAGCTCAGGCTCATATCGGCCAGCAGCGCATAGACCTTGCGCAGCTGACCTTCAAATGGATGGCCATCCATCCGCACCGTCCGCATCGGTTCCCCTCCGGCGGAGGGGTGGCCACTGGCCGGGGTGGGTTCACGATGATCCTCAATGCATCTGTGCAACCGGTTCAGTAGCTTCAGCCCAAGCTCTGCCGGGCAGTCGCTCAGGCTGGTAATGCCAACCTCCTGTTGATACATATGCCGGAAATCCTCAAGCGACAGCGGACTGCCGGTCTTTTCGTGCGCCTCTTTCAGCAGGGCGAAAATCTTGCGTCTCGTTGTGTCATCGATCGTTTTCATGGGGTCTCCCGTCCGCATTCCGCTTTTAAAACGTCTTTGCATCTTCGAGCTTCGGCTCAACCCAGAAACTCTCCGACTGATCAACCCGGCACCCAACGGCCGCCAACTCCGAATCCGTCAGCTTGGCTTTAAGCGCGTCCTTATCGGCGGCCTGCTTCGTCACAATAAACTCAGTCAGCGACATCGTTTTGAGTGCGTTTATGACCTCTTCCCAGGTCCACTTCTTATTCAGCAGTGCCAGCGTCGGATTGCCTGTCCGGAAGCCAAACAGGGCCAGTGAGGTTTCGCCGGATTTTTTACCGACCGGAAGAACCTCAGCGCGGTGCGATAGCGCATACTTTTCTGCCTGCGCGACCAGCCCCTTGATTTTCTTCTTCACATCAAGGATGTCGTCGTTATAGGCCTCCTGAACGGCCTGCAGTTCCTCATCGCGGTCAGCCTCCATTTTGCGCAGACTAACACTCATGGCCGCCACATCATCCAGCGCAGCATCAAACTCACCGCGCGTCTCGAATCCCGAACTTTTCACTCTCTTCGTTGCCATAATTCCTATCCTTCTTTTTTGATCAGCGTCCCGCGAATAACGGCCAGCTGCTGTTCGTTGGTTTCGTCGTACATCACACGTTGTGCCTGCGCGATGATGCACGCGCAGTGGAAGCTCTTGCCTTCCGCCCGGACGGTCGTGCCGTCCCCAAAGTGAATGTCAAAGGTCATAACTGTGCATCCTCAAGTTCAGTGGTTTCCTCAACAGACGGGGCACTCGGTAACGGCTGCCAGTGCGTCGGGGCGAGCGTTTTGATTTTCCGGTTTTCCGGGATCCACATCTTGCCGATCTTGGAATAGCTGGCCAGCTGGTGGCCGTGCTTTTCATCCCAGACCAGCACGGTATAGGTTGATCCCGGCTGTTTCTCGATGGCGTCTCTCCAGGTCATCACTCGCCCTCCGTATTCGTCAGCTTCCGCCACGCCCGTGCAATAATGGCCTTGTTGAGTTCCCCGCCGGATCCGGCGGCGGCCAGCTGGGCGAGCTGCAGCGTCTTAGCCACGCCGCGCAGTCCGCCCGGCAAGGTGCCGATGCGCACCAGATAAGCGACCGCGTCGCGGTCTGTGATGCCCAGCGCGGCGGCCAGCGTTTCCACGTCGTCGCTCTGCGTCCCTTCGATGTGCGTGCGCTGAGCGATGCGGCTGAACAGCTGCGCGAATTTCGGGCCTCGAAATCCGCCGGTCATCTGCGTGTAGAGCGGCTCATTCCCGACCAGCGCCATGCCGACTCCGGCCTGTTCCTGCATCTGCCGCATGAGATCCAGTGCGCCGAGCGTGATCTGCTGGGCTTCATCAATGATGATGAGCCCGTTCGTGCCGGCGACTTTGCGCATGATGGCTTTTTGGATGGCGTAGTTTCCGGATCCCGGATCGCTGATGCCCAGCTTGTCGCAGATCAGCATAAGTAGGCCGCGCGCACTGGCCGTAGCTTTAGTGGGCGTGAAGAGCCAGACGTTGGGCCGCGTGGCCGCATAATATTCGCAGGTCTTTGTTTTGCCGGCACCGGCCGCGCCGTAGGCCATGACCAACGATTTGAGAAACTGTCCAGTTTCCAAGGTTTGGAAAATCCGACGGGCCGTCGGCGTTTCGATCCACTCCGGTTCCGGAGGAAGTTCGCGGGTGTATTCTTCGCCGGCGTTGTAGCTTTCGAGCCAGCGTTCGATCTTGCGCTCGATCTCGGTGTCGCTGCCTTTGTATTTGCCCTGCAGCCATGTGCTGAGTGCCGCCGGGCTGATCCCGATGCGTTTGCTCATTTCGTTCTGGCTGAGGTCTACCGCGCTGCTGTTCAGCATCGTGCTGATAATTTCGCGCAGCTCTTTGCGTCTTTCTGATTTTGTTCCCATGGTGATGGTGTCTCCCTTGGTTGGTGTCTCGTATCGCAGGCTTCCAGCCTGCCTTGTTTTAAAAAAACATCTGCCCGATGCCGAAGCACAGGATCAGGATTCCTTCAGCCAGCGCGACAACGGCAAAAAATGCCGCGATCTTCCGCTGCTTGAGCAGATCGTCATGCAGTTCTGCGCCCAGCGTAGTCATGTCGTTAATTACGGGTTCGCTCATGGTGCCTCCTTATTTGTAGTACAGGTCTGCCGGATCCGGCTCGGTGTCGCGCCGAAGCGCAACACCGGCCGTCCGGCGCATTCCAACAGCTACCAGTTCATCGAACTCATCATCCCGTTGAGCGGGGTCTCTTTTCGGTTTCTGGATGGCTGCTGAAATTCTGTTTCTAAAAATGGCTCCGGCTTCTTGCGCGGGAACTTCCGAGGATTGGACGCTTTCCGGTTTGCGGCTGAGATCCGGCTTGCCGTCGATGCGGACAATCGTTGTGCCTTCGTTGTTGCCTGTGACATTTGGAATGATCGCCTCCAGCGCATCCATCTTCCGGACGGCCTTGAGCTGTTCTTTGGCTGCCTTCTTAAACTGATTCTTGGCGCGGGCGTGTTCGCGTGCCGCTTCGGTGTCGCCGAAGCCGGTGGCGGCCACGCAGGCGGCGTGGCAGATAAAGCGGCCGTCGAGCGTGTAAACGTGCAGGCCGCTGTGCATCCGTTCCGGATCAAACCGCACAGCCACTTTGGTTCCGCTGTATTCGGTGAGGGCTTCGTTGTAGTAGCGGTTGCTGTTGTAGGCGATGTGGCTGCCGTTTTTGTAAACGGTGACCGTGTCGGCCTGCATGAGAAGATAGGCCAGCGTCTCTTCACCTGGGCGGCGGATGTCGGCTTTGCGGGCTTCGTAGCTCTCTGCAAAAACCTGATCAAAAGAGCGTCCGGAGCAGACCTTCGCGCGGCGGCCTTCGCGGGCGTTGTGAAGCTTCACCTGCTCATCCAGTACTGCCATGAAAAGCGCGATCGGAACGGCCTTGCTTCCGTAGTTTTCCGGCTTGGCCATCGGATTGTTTCCGGTGTAGGCCCCGGCAAGTGCCGGGTGTTTGGCAATCCGCTCGCAGCATAAATCTCTCCAGGCGCGTTCGATCGGTTTTGCCTGCCCGTGAAACGGCTGACACCAGCGGGTTTTAACGCCCATCTGAGTCAGGATCCCCATCGGATCGTCTTCTTTGATTTTGAACCGGTAGCGGGTCGGGGCTCCACCGGTGAGCCACTTGCTGGCAAACCCGCGCCCGTTGTCTAAATAGGCTTCGTCGGGGATGCCGTATTCACGAACCATTTTTCCGAACGCCCAGCGGATCGTGTCGGTGTTTTCCGTCTTGGTCACTTCATAGGAAAGGACTTTGCCGCTGAAAACATCCTGCCAGCCAACCATTAACGGACGGTTGATCTCTCCATCCGGCCACTGCACAAAGACATCAAACTTATGGCCGTCCGCATTGACCGCTTCCAGCGCCCCATAAAAGCTATGATCGCGCTCCTGATGCGGATACATCCGCGCCAGCGCCTCAACCCCTTCACGAGCCAGCACAATGACCGTGCTCGGCAGTTCATTGATCCGGCGCATCACGGTCTTTTCCGACGGAAGATCAAATCGCTGGGCGGCGCGATCGTAAACGGCGGAAAGGGCTGGTGCTTCCGGACGAAGATAGTCCGCCAGAATGTATTCCCACGCCTCTTCGTTGATCTCGACGTTTTTCTGCTTTCCGCTGTAGTTGTCGGTTAAAATCATCTGCCATGCGTCGCGCGGCCACAGGGAAACCTTCCCAAACCAGTTCCAGAGCGAAGCCTCGGTCACCTGCTGCTGCTGGGCTACCGCTTTTACCGCATCACTCTTGGTCAGCCCGTCGGCCTGCAGCTTCTCAACCGCAAACAACGACTTCGCTCGGCGCAGCCCCTTCTTTTTCTGGCGTTCCGTCTTCTTGGCCCAGACGGCCTCAAGCTGCTCAACATCCGTGTCGGTGTGCTTGCGCGGCTTCTTGGCTTTTTCAAAAGGATTCCCGGTTTTGTCCTGACGGGCGGTTCGGGATCCGCTCGGTTCTGTGTACAGTTCCGGAGGGTTGTCCGGCAGGGTTTGTTTTAAATTCCTCTTCGCCCACTCAATTTGCAGGTCGGGTGGCAGGCTACTCACCGTCACAACCCGCTGTTTCCCGCCCGCGCGGACTTCCCAGTGGATAGACAACGATGTCCCGCGCCAATTTATTCCGGCTTCGGCTCTGGATAAAATCTTGCTGGCTTCATCCCGGCGTATCGAAGCAAGAACAGAAAACTCTCTAGCTGTCAGGAGGACGTCTACGTTCATTTCACCAGCCTCCCTTCAACATCGCTTCTAAGTAGTTTTGTTGGTATTGAATTTGGAAGCGGAACCCAAACCTGTTCGCCGCACCTTGCAATTAGTCCCAGATCAATTAACTGCTTGAGACATTCGTTGAAATGGGTCCCGCGCTCGCATCCGCCTGATGCGCTGATTTCCTCAACAAGAGAAATGGGTAGGCTGTGCCCGCTTGCAGCACCAATCGTTAAGAAGACAGTTCCTGCGTCCTTAAATAGAGTCATGACTTGGCGGCCTTTCTTGGTCCCGGCTTACGCGGGCGTTCGCAGATCGGAATCAACATAATTTTTTCAAACATGACTCGGCTGAGAGGGCGGCGTCCGGTGAGTGAAAAAACAAAGTGAGTATAGGAATATCCGAGGTGTGCGGCGGCGTGTCGCATAGACCAGCCGTTTGTTTTTAGCTTGTCTTTTGCCGCCTGAATTGTTTTCTTCCCGATTGTTGTTTCCGAATGCATGACCGTAATTTACGTAAGTTCGGAAAGTTATCAAGCGAAAAATGTCAGGAATGTAAGTTTTGAAATTTTGCGACAAACTACTCGCCTTAATGAATAGGGATGGGATCAATCAAACCCAGCTATCAAAGGCCATTGGTGTAAAACACCCTTCAGTTTCTGGATGGGTGAGTGGGGCAAAACCGCGAAAACTGGTTCTCGCTAGGTTGGCAGATTTTTTTGGTGTGCCTGTTGATATTCTTGAAGACGACCAAAAGCCGCTAGGGCAGTATCAATTTCCTCTGGCGTTTCGGCATGGCGTGGTGAAAATTAAAGAAACTGTAGATCAGGCATACCTTGCTGAGGGGAAGCCAAAAGAAGCCGTCTGGGATGAAATAAATGAAAAACTAACAGCCCTACTCGATGCTGTTAATAGGGGAGATTATGGACAAAAAAAACATTAA